ACAACTTTCTGAAAAAACAGTTCGTGACATAGTAGCCATTATGATTGGAAAGAAAATTTTCTAATTACTAAAACGCAAAGCAACTACTAAATTAAAATGAACAACAGCCAAAAAAATTTGTATAATGTAATAAACGGCGACAGGAAAGGAAGTGATTGTTTGGGAGTATGATTGTCGAAGTAATCAATCAAAAATGTATAAAATGCGAGTGTGATTTAACACCAGAACAAGCAACGCAGACCATTATATATGGAAATTATGAAGCAAAATTAGGCGTTTGCCCTTGTTGTGGAACAACAAATACAATTGCTCACATTATAGATAAAAACATATATGTAAATACTGACGAACGTTATTACATATATAATTCTTATTCATAACGAAAGGGATAAACAATGCAAGTTCAACAGATGTATGTGGCTACCGATGGTAGCATGTTTAATAATCCAGATGAGTGTGTAAGATACGAAAAAACATTAAAACCTGTAGATTATGAAGAAAAACAGAGACGTTTTGATGCTCTTCAGTACCAACTGGACAAAATTAATGCGGCAACTTATCGTTTGCATCAGGATATGTCACAGTTTGAAGCAGATTATGAGGGCTGTGTTTTATTTATTAACGAAGACACTTGTTGCATTGAAGAAATGTCAATGGATGAATTTGATTGGTGCTCATGTGATGAGTGCGAATCTTGTATGACATGTATGATGAATCAGTAAAAAGGAGAAGAAACATGAGTGACACAACAAACACAAATTTAAAAGAGGCTAAAGCCGTTGCTTATAGTGCTGGTTTATTAAGCGAAATGGTTTTAGAAGAAAAGAAAGATGACGAAGGCCGTGACATTATTGAAGGTTATTTGACTGTAAAGACCAGCGATGTAAATTTTGTAAAGTATAAAGCAAAGGCTAATAAACTTACACAGGATGGAAAAGAAAATTCAATTTACAAAGGTTTACAGACATGTAAAGAAGAATATAAAACTATTAAAGAAGTTGGTGAAGCAGAAGCTACCCAGTTAATTGTTAAAGGAAAAATTAATGCTTACACTGGTCGTAATGGAGATGTAGTAAACTTCCAGAGCAATTTCTTTAATAGAGCAAATAGACCTTTAACTACAGAAGATATGAAATCAGAGTTTGAAGTAGAAGTCTATATTAAATCTCTTGTTCCAGAAGTAGATACAGAGGGTGTTGAAACAGGGGCAGTAATTGTGCATGGATGGATGCCTACATATAACGGAATTGAACCTATTGCTTTAAAAGCACCTGCGACAGACGGAATTGCAGATGCAGTAATGGATAGTTATGAAGCTGGACAGACTGTATTATTTACAGGCGAGATTATTAATAATCGTATTGAACATATTAAAGAAATTCCTATGAAGATTGGTAAGCCAAAGGTAGAAATTACTTATGATTATAAGAATGATATGTTAATTACTGGTGCTTCAGAACCTTATGAAGATGAAAACGCATATGATAAGGACACAGTAGCCTTAGCTATTAATGTCCGTAATGAGAAGATGGCTCAGAGACAGAATCAGACTGTAACTCCAGCACCACAGTCACGCCCATCTGCTCAGTCTAAAGGCCGTTCTTTGGGTTTCTAAACGAAGCCCGAAGCGGATTGAGTTACAACAATTTTGATTTTTAAAGATAAAGGAGAAGAAAAATGGCATCTTTAGATATTTTTGCGCCCCAGTATTCCACAGTTGCTAAAGGATTAGCAGGCAAAGTTTTACTTGTATACGGGGGTAATAATCTTGGAAAGACAAAACAGGCAACGCGTATGGAAAAGCCGTTTTATTTACCATTTGAGGCTGGATTAAATGCTATTCCTAACGTTCCATTTTGTCCGATTACTAAATGGTCAGATTTTATCAAGATTAATAAGCAGTTAACTGACCCTACAACAGTAGAAAAAGCGAGAGAAATGTATTCTACAATTATTTTTGATTCAATTGAGCCAGCGGCCAATTATTGTCAGGAATATATTTGTCAGAAATATGGAGAAGAATCTATTGCTTCAGGCAGAGGCGGTTATGGACTATGGAAAGAATACGCTACAGAATTTTGGAAACAGATTAACAAACTGGTTGGTGCTGGATATTGTGTATATTTTATTGCTCATGCACAATCAGACCCAAATACAGGCTTTATTTCTCCAAAGGCAGATAAGCGTAGTTTATCCCCAATCTTAGATAATACAGATTTATGCATCTACGTAGAATCTAATGGCGTGGATGAAGATGGACGTATTATTAAATCATCTGGTTATTTAGCGGAGACAGATAGATTCTTTGCAAGAAGTAGATTTGATTATTTACCTTCCACTTATATGCCCGAGTTTACAGCAGAAAATTTAGAAAAGTTGATTGTAGATGCTATTGAGACACAGGAAAAAGCAGAAGGTATTACCGCTGTAACTTATGCAGAACAGAAAGCGCAGCGCACAGTCGAGAAAAAATCCTACGATGAATTAATGGATGAAATGCAGATTCTAGGAGAAAAATTGGCTGAAGCAGGCTATTTGGATGATTTACAGAGAATTGTTGCTGATAATTTAGGTAGTGGTAAAAAAGCTTCTGATTTGAAAAAAGGTCAGGAACAGCAGATTGAAACCATTATTTATGATATTGAATCATTTATTGCAGAAATGAAACTGTAATTAAAGGAACTTAACCAATGGCGAACAAACGTAAGTGTGCCTTATGTGGCGAATATATAGAAGCTACGGATAATTTAATGCCGTATAAAACACGTTATGTGCACACTACGTGTTTTAACGCCAGCATGAAAGCCTTAGCATCTAATAAACAAGAACAATTAGCAGAAAAGGCAAAGTCAAAAAAACGCCAAACTGTTAAAGCACCAAAGGAAATTGCAAAACCTATAAGCGAAGAAGAATATAAAGCAAAACAAAAATTCTTTGATTATATGTCGAGCGTGTTAGAGGTGGAGCAATTAGGTGCAAAATTTTATACATTAAGTGCTAGGTATGTAGAGCAATACAATTCTTCTTGGGAAGAAATGTATAATATATTTTATTGGCATCTGGACATAATGCAAAACGAACCAGTAGGTGATTGTATAGGTCTATTTCCTTACATATTAGATGAGGGAAGACAATTCTATACAGCGCTCAAAACAATAGAAGAGCAAAATAGGGAAATACAAGTTAATAACTTTTATCACGAAAAAGTGATAAAAATTAACCCTCACAAGAAGAAAAATATTAAACAGATGAATATCGAAGATATAGTCTAGAAAGGTGGTTCGTGAATGAACGAACAACTGGTATGTAAACGTAGTTATTTGGCTATATTTGGCTCAATCATGCAAGACCCTAGCTTGCTAAGTGATATAGATAGACCGTTAGACCGTAGTGATTTTAACACTGAGCCGTTTTATGAAATTCTATTTGTCTCCATGTATAATTTATTTATGCAAGGGTGTGAACATATAGACGAATTTACTATAGATTCTTATTTAAGTCAGTATCAAAATCAATATAATATATTCCAAAATAACAAGGGGTTGGAATATTTAACTTCTGCTCGTAGCATGGTGGATATTGGAAACTATGACTACTTCTATCATAGATTAAAAAAATATAGCCTGTTGCGTTATTACGCAAATAAAGGTTATGATACCAATCTAATATTTAATGCAACTCTAACCAATCCTTCCGAGGTTGAAACAGAACAAATCAAATTCGATAATTATACAGAAGAAAGTATTATTGAACAAATAGAAAATGATTTGGTTTTAACTCCTAAGATGAAATATTGTACCAATACATTAACTGTAGATGTACAAGCAGGAGATAAACTGAGTGAGTTGGTTGAAGAGTTATGTGAAACACCTGATGTTGGAGTGCCATTAACTTCTAGTGGTTTGAATACCGCGTGTAGAGGAATGCGTTTAGGTAAATTCTATTTACGCTCAGGTACTACTGGTTCGTCTAAGTCCAGACAGGCTATTATGGATGTATGTAATATTAGTGTTCCTTATCATTGGAATGTAAAAAGCAAACAATGGGAATACACTGGTTTTGAATGTCCAGCCTTATTTATTTCAACAGAAATGAGCGAAGATGAATGTCAAACAATTATTTTGGCAACCATTAGCGGTGTTAACGAAGAACATATTTTATATGGAGATTATGAAGCTGGTGAGTATGAACGAGTCCAGCAAGCAATTCAATACATACAATCAAGTCCTTTGTACATTTGTGTATGTACAGATTTTAGTATCTCAGATATAGAAAACATTATCAAACGTTATCATAATACATATAGTGTAAACTATGTATTCTTTGATTATCTTCATAGTTCCCTACGATTAATAACAGAAGTTGGTGCTAAGTCAAGTATGAGAATGCAGGAATATCAGTTACTCAGTATTTTCAGTACACGATTAAAAGCATTGGCAGAACAATTAAATATTTTCATTATGTCTTCTACGCAGTTAAATTATGAAGCAATGGAAGCGAAATATAAAGACCAAAACTGTTTACAAGGTAGTAAGCAGATTGCGAATAAGATTGATGTTGGTATTATTTCTATGCGGCCAACGCAATCAGAATTGAAAAAGATAGAAAACATTACTAAGAAAATAGTTAATTGTCCACAAATTAATATGATGCATTGGGTATATAAAGTGCGTCGAGGAAAATTAACACGTATTATTATTTTTTCGCATATTGATTTAGGTTGTATGCGAGAAAAAACGGTGTTTGTAACGGATTTTGATTTTAATTTGATTAATGTTGATTTTACTAAGATTGAATGTATGGATAAAGTAATAGAAGCTAATAGCCATATTATGAAAGAAGAAGACTTTGAACAACAAAACACTTCTTCAGAAGAGACAGAAACTAAAACTGCAACTAAGTTCGATTGGTAGGGGGAATGAGTAATGTATTTAAATAAAGATGCGATACTACAAACCCTCACCAAAGAACATATTATTACAATTTGTCGTGAGTTAGGGTGTCCTGATTATAAAACTGATAACCAAGATAATTTATGGTTCAGTACTAAATTGTGCCACAACGGAGATTCACCGTACAAATTGGCTTATTATCATGAACCTAATGATAATGTACCAGATTCAAAAGGAAGAATGTTTCATTGTTATACCTGTGGAGACAGTTTTAGCCCGATTGAGCTGGTGATTCGTGGAAATAGAAACCAAGGTAAAACTATCACATGGTATAAGGCTCTATTATATATAGCAAATATTGTGGGATATGCAGATTACCAAGGAGAAACAAAATCTGAATCCAGTTCTACAATTACTGATTTTGAATGGATTGAAAGATTAAAAGCAGCACAAAAAAAACCAAAAGCCATCCCAATTTTAAATGAAATAAATGAAAATATTTTAGAAATGTTTTGTTATGTGCCACATGAAGAATGGTTGAATGACAATATTTCTAGAGAAGCATTGAGTAGATATGAGATTGGATATTATGGATTAACTAATCAGATTATCATACCACATAGGGATAAAGACAACCGATTGATTGGAATACGTGGACGGTTTTTGGATGAAAAAGATATAGAACAGTTTAATGGAAAATACATGCCTTTAATGTTTGAAAATAACTTTTTAAGTCATAGTTTGGGAAGTAATTTATACGGAATCAACGTTACAAAAGAGCGTATACAACAGACCAAGAAATGTCTTCTCTTAGAAAGTGAAAAGTCATGTATGCAGAACTATAGTTATTTTGGAGATAGTTCATATGCAGTTAGTGTATGCGGTTCAAATATTACACTGACACAATGTAAATTATTAATAGACGTGCTCGGAGTTGAAGAGGTTATTATTGGTTTTGACAAGGAATATGAAAAACATGACAGCTTTGAAGCCGAGAGTTATTATCATAAATTACTAAAAAAGGTAAGTCCATTAGTGCCTTATGTCAAAATAAGTTTATTAATGGATAGACAAAATTTATTACGACGAAAAGATTCTCCTACAGATAGGGGAAAAGACGTATTATTACAATTATTGGATGATAAAATAGTTATTACTCCAGAAGATTTAAAAGTTTTGCACCGTTCATAAACTGTAAAGGATGGTCAAAATGGAATCATTGTTAACTAAAATAAGACCAGTCACTGAAGCAGATAGACAAACTCTTAAAATGGCGAGTTATACGAAACTGGATACATATAAAAAATGTGCTATGCAGTACTATTATAAATATGTAGAAAAAAAGTTCTCTTTTGAATCCAGTTTGGCAACGGAACTTGGTTCAATTTGTCATTATGTATTAGAGCAAAAAGGGAAAATGCTGAACAGTGATGGGGGTAAAGTAGACTATGAACGACTTTCCGATTATTTAATTAATGGTGTAACTGAATTAGATGAAAAAACCACGCAACCGTTGTCTGGAGTGAACACTCTCAAAAAGAAATATATGGAAGACTGGTATGCTCCTGACAACGCAAGTGGAAAAACCTATGAAGATAAGATGAAGATTTTTGATGAGGTTTTACATCATGAAATGGAAACAGATGATTGGATGCCAATATTATTTGAACATCCTTTTGAATTTGTATATGATAATCGGATTATTATTCATGGTTATATAGATAGAATTGATAAAAAAGTAGTAGACGGAGAAACATATTATAGAACCACAGACTATAAAACATCTAAAAAATTATATTCAAGTAGTGACGTAGCTACTTCATTACAATTTGGAATATATGCTTTAGCTATCTTATTAGAATTTGGTGTTTTACCAATTGAATCATTATATAGATTTATTCTAATTAATGACCAACAACATGCTTTAACTAAAGGTTGGGAAAAACGTTTGGTAAAAGCGTTGGATAAATTATTAAACGGAATCGACCAATGTGGTTCTTCTCATATCTGGAAACCAAGTCCAACACCTTTGTGTGCATGGTGTTCTTATTCAAAAACAAACACTGGTGCACAAAAATACAACAATCTGTGTGAATACCATTCACTTTGGACTCCCACAAACAAAACTTTTGAAGTAAATAAATCTTATGAAGAAAAGCCGATAGAAGAACAAACGGCAAAACGAAAAATTGTTTTTTAAATTACTAAAATAAAATGAACATACTAAATTAAAAATTGTATAATGTAAATGTAAGATGTATGAGACAGAAAGTTTTGGCACATCTTAAATACCTCCTTTCTTTAATTCATTTCTTTAAACTTTATATAAGTTATGTTAGGGTTGCGGCTAACAATAAAAAACGCAAATAATTTTCCCCTTTATCCAAGCGGTTAAGGAACTCGGCTTTGACCCGAGGAGCGCTGGTTCGAATCCAGCAAGGGGAGTAAGGAATTGTATTCCATATTATTAACTATTAATCATTAAATTTTATTAAAAAGGAGAACGAGCTATGACAAAAGAGACAATGACAATTCATTCGGCTTTAGCTAGTTTAAAAGTATTGGATTCTAGAATTATTAATGCGATTGATAAGAATTCATACGTAACACAGGTTAAAAATAATGTTCAGCAGATTAGCGGTGTACCATTGGCTGAGAAAAAAGAGCAGATGAAGGCTGGATTTGAATCTGTTACAGATTTAATTCGTAGAAGAGCAGCTCTTAAAAAAGCAATTGTTCTTTCTAACGCAAAGACAATCGTAACAATTGGTGGAGTGGAATATACGGTGGCTGAGGCTATTGAAATGAAAAACCATGGCATCGAATTTGACACAATCTTGTTAGCAGAATTACAGAGACAGTACATGTCAGCACAGGCTACTATTATGAAACATAATGAATCACTGGATAAGAAAGCTGATGATTATGTTACTGGTATGCTTGGTAACAAAGAGGGTCGTACAAATGTAGACGAGTTTGACAAGGCTCGTAAAACATATATTGAGGCCAATACTGCGGTATTAGTTGACCCGATTGACGTACATAAGCAGATTGAGTTATTAACACAGAAAATTGATAATTTTACAGCAGAAGTTGATAGTGCTTTATCTGTCAGCAATGCTCTGACTATTATCGAAATTGAATATTAAATGTAATTAATCATATTCCTTGCTTATCGAAAATCTTAAATTACAAACCATGGTTCTTTTGTGGGTGCAGAATCATGTAAAAAACAAAACAAACCCTCTCTAAAAATTATTCAAGTAAATTTACTTCTACAGAGGAACGTAAGTTTAATAGAAGATTTGGGCTGATATTAATGACCAAAACAACAGATTATTTGGTTAAATAGAGAGCGCTTAACATCTATTTAAATCTAATGGTGAGACTGTAAAGTTTAAAATTTAACTTTTATAGTTTAAAGAGTAACGATAAAAGCTTATTTCTATCAAAGTTTAATTACCTATTCGTAGGTATTTAACGCTTAAATCGTAACGTTTTTTCAAATCCATGGCTTAGGTTATAAGTATGTTTGTATTAGACTTTAGATTAGACACATGGCTGATAAGTAGGGAATATATCATTTGAACATAAAGAAAAATAGAAAGCGGTAAATATGAAAACGCAAATACAGAAAATTTCATTAGATTGGACTGAAATAAAAAATCAATGTCGTCACACAACAAATCAAGAAGATACATCTATTCCAGCCACTCGTGAGTTTATTAAAAAAATCCTTATTTCAGAACATTCGCCAATTCGTCTTGGAAAAATAAAATGGAGTTGGGACGGTATTAAATCTTGGATTTCTGTGCATTTTGCAAGACATTGGCTAGGGTGGGAAAATGGGTTTCTACTCAAAGAAGCGATAGAACAGGAATAGATAGAGACGCGGCGCGACAAGATACATTAGTAAATATGGATATAGAAGCCAATTTACAGGCACTAATTAATGTATCAAGATACCGTCTATGTAGACAAGCTTCT